ACAAAGCACAACTTCAAAGAAAGTAGAACTTTGGAAACCAGCTCCGGGCAAACACACTATTCGTTTAGTCCCTTACAAATTCAACAAAGAGAATCCTTTTATTGAATTATTCTTTCACTACAACATTAACAACAAATCTTATCTATCTCCATCTTCTTTTGGCAGACCTGACCCTATCGTTGAGTTCGCTGATAAGTTGAAAAGAATGGGTGATAAAGAAGATTGGAAAGCTGCCAAAAAAATGGAGCCGAAACTTAGAACATTCGTACCAGTATTGGTAAGAGGTGAAGAAGGTGAAGGTGTACGTTTCTGGGGCTTTGGAAAAACTGTATATCAAGAAATTCTTGGTTATATGGCTGACCCAGACTATGGTGATATCACCGACCAAAATGATGGTAGAGATATCGTTGTAGAAGTTGTATCTGCAGAAGATAGTGGTACATCATATCCTGTAACAACTATCCGTGTGAAACCAAAAGAAACTCCACTCGCTGAAAACAAAGAAGATGTGGAGAAATTTCTTAACTCTCAAGTAGAAATTACTGACCTTTACCAAGAACTTACTTACGCTGAATTAAAGAGTGTATTGGAAGGCTGGCTAAACCCATCAGCACAATCAGACGATGAAAAATCAGTATCAACTGAAACTCTTTCATCAACTGCATCCGATGATGATGATGAGGCACCTTTTGACACAACTCCAGCTCCAAAAGCTGAAGCTAAGAAAGAAGAAGCAAAGAAATTAGATGATGTTGCTTCAGCTTTCGATGACCTTTTTAATTCATAAAATAAGTAAGAATATATGGCAAAGAAAGAACTCGATTTAGCCGAAGTATTGGCTGAATCGCTAAACAAGCAATCCAAAGAACAAAAGGTAGCATACTTTTTGGATACTGAAGATGCTCCTACAAATGTAGAAGGTTGGATATCAACCGGAGCATCGATGTTAGATGTGGCGATATCAAATCGACCATATGGTGGATTGCCTGTTGGTAGAATCACCGAAGTTACGGGTTTAGAGCAAAGTGGTAAGTCACTCCTATCAGCTCACCTTTTAGCTGAAACCCAAAAATTAGGTGGAGTAGCAGTTTTAATTGATACCGAAACCGCAGTAAGTAGAGAATTCTTAGATGCGATTGGTGTTGATGTATCAAAGCTACTTTATGTATCAGCAGATTCCGTAGAACAAATATTTGAGTTTATCGAAACTATCATTGAGAAAGTTAGATTAACATCAAAAGACAAGTATGTAACGATAGTTGTAGACTCCGTTGCAGCTGCATCTACAAAAAAGGAAATGGAAGCTGATTATGATAAAGATGGTTACGCTACCGATAAGGCAATTATCATTTCCAAAGCAATGAGAAAGATTACCAATATGATTGGTAGACAAAAAATTACTTTGGTATTTACCAATCAATTAAGACAGAAAATGAACGCAATGGCATTCTCTGACCCTTGGACTACCTCTGGTGGTAAGGCACTTGCTTTCCACGCATCGGTTCGTTTGAGATTGAAGGGAATGGGTTCTATTAAAGGTAAAGATAAAAATGGTAACGAACATATTGTTGGTATTAAAGTAAGAGCACAGGTTATTAAAAACCGAATGGGACCACCACTTCGTTCCGCTGATTTCGATATCTTCTTTGATAGAGGTATTGATAACTATGGAGCATGGTTGGGTAGTTTGAAAGATAATAACTTAATCAAACAAGCAGGTGCTTGGTACACTTACATTGATATTGAAACTGGAGAAGAGATTAAATTCCAATCAAAGGATTTTCCTGAGATTCTCCAAACTCGTGAAGATGTAAGAGACCAGATTTACAAAAGAATTTGTGAATCGCAAATACTTCAATATAAAAACAGCTCACTTGATACTGATAATTTAATTGATAGTTCAGAAGTATTAGGTGACTAAAACAAAATGTTATGAATCAGAATTTAATTAATATGTTACGCACATCCGCTGAGGCTGATAGAGCAAAAGCACTTTTAACTTTAGAACTTTTGGGAACTAAAGCAGTTGGTATTGGTGACCATTCTACAAAAGATTTCTACAATAACGCTGAAGAAGCACTTCAGATGTTAGTAGATTCAGATGATAGGTTGGAAACTATTAACAAATATTTTGCAAATCAAATCAACGGATAATGAAAGAACTCTACAAAAAATTACTTGGCGAGGTTGAGAAAGAGCACGAACTCAATCAAAATCGAACTAGAAATGGTAGAGTTCTCATCATAGATGGACTCAATACCTTCATCCGTAGTTGGACCACCAATCCCACTATGAATGAGAATGGTGACCATACGGGTGGGGTAGTTGGTTCATTAAAATCAATAGGTTTTTCTATTCGTCAATTTAATCCAACACGTGTAATTATCATCTTTGATGGTAAGGGTGGTTCTACCAAACGAAAGCAAATATTCGAAGGCTATAAAGCTGATAGAGGTAAGAATCGTTTTAGGGTTAATAGACAATACCCAGAAATGATGACTCAAGAAGATGAGCAAGTTTCTATGAAACGTCAATTCGTTTGGTTAGCAGATACTTTAGATTATCTTCCAATAACAACAATGATATACGATGGTATAGAAGCCGATGATACAATTGGTTATGTAGCAAAGCATGTCTTAAAGGAAGGTGAGGAATGTGTGATAGTATCAACTGATAAAGATTTCTTACAATTGGTAGATGATAAGACGAAAGTTTATTCGCCAACCAAAAAGAAATTTTATGATAGAGAGTTGGTAAAAGAAGAGTGGGGAATTTACCCACAAAATCTTTTACTATTCAGAACATTAGATGGTGATAATTCTGATAACATTCCTGGTGTTAAAGGATGTGGTTTAAAAACTGTACTAAAAAGATTTCCTGAAATTTCTGAAGATAGGTATGTGGAATTCGATGAATTTTTTCAATTATGTGAAGATAGAAAATCAGAATCAAAGATTTATAATGATATATTAAATCAAAAAGATTTGGTTTTACGAAACAAAGAATTGATGCAATTAGCAGACCCAAATATATCTGGTTCAGAAAAAATGAAAATTTTAGATAGGTTTAATGAACCACAAGACACATTATCTAAATATGGGCAATCTTTTCAAACAAAGGTAATATCTGCGTTATTAACAGATGTTAAACTTATGGATACATTGAGTGAAATAATCCATAAGAAATTTTTTGAATCGGAAGCAAATAAATGGATAATTGGTGAAGTAAAAAGTTATTACGAAGAATATAAAAAAGCACCAACGTTAGATGTATTCAAAGTACAACTATCGAAGCTAGACAATTCATCAATTACTAAAACAATAGTAGAGCAGCTCAGAACAATATATACCCAAGTTGGAAAAGAAGATTTGGATTATGTAAAAAATGAGTTTGCATCTTTTTGTAGAAACCAAAATCTAAAAGAAGTAATTGTACAATCAGTTGATTTACTAAAAGCTGGAAACTACGATAAAATCAAAGAGCTTGTTGATAAAGCTATGAAAGTTGGAGTTGAAAGTGATTTAGGACATGATTACATTTTGGATTATATAAGTAGGGTTGATGAAATTGATAGAAGCACAGTTGCAACTGATTGGGAATGTGTTAATGAACTAATGGATGGTGGTTTAGGACCAGGCGAATTGGGAGTTGTTGTAGCACCATCTGGTGTTGGTAAGACTTGGGTTTTGGCAGCATTAGGGGCAGCAGCTGTTAAAGCTGGTAAGAGTGTTGTACACTATACATTAGAACTATCCGAACACTATGTAGGCCAAAGATATGATACCATATTTTCTGGCGTACCATCTGCTGATTTAAAAGATAATAAAGATGAGGTATTGGAAAAAATTAAAAGATTAAAAGGTAAACAAAAGATGATAGCAGCAGGTAATAAACCTGATTTGATTATCGTTGATTACGCTGACCTTCTTCTTTCACATTCAAATAAATCAGACTCAACTTATGGTGAGCAAGGTGGTGTTTATATAGACCTAAGAGGTATGGGTGGTGAATTGGGAATACCAATTTGGACAGCATCACAAACAAATCGTTCCGCAATCGATTCTGAAGTTATTGAGGCGGATAAAATCGCAGACTCATATGCAAAAGTAATGAACGCAGATTTCATTATGAGTATTAGTAGAAAATCAAAAGATAAGTTAAATAATACTGCTAGATTCCACATTATGAAGAATCGTTTTGGACCAGATGGGATTACATTCCCAGCCAAAATGGATACTAATAAAGGAATGATAGAAGTGTTCCAAGCAAATTCTTCTGATGGTATTATAACTCAAAAACAAAGTGCTAATGGGGTTGAGATGGAAAGACAATTATTACACAAAAAATATGTGGAAAATATGCCATCAACTGGTGGTGTAAAAAAGGTTTCGTTTTAAATTAAAAAAAATACAATTATGAAAAGTCAAGAATTATTTGAACAAATGAAAGCCCTTTTTGAAACTTTCGAAAAGGAGCACAATGGAGCAACTAAAGCTGCAAAAGGCAGAGCTAGAAAAGCAATCGGTGAATTGAAAAAATTAGTAACTGATTACAAAAAAGCTTCTGTTGAAGAAAACAAGTAAAGTAGTATGGGGGGAGTTCGCTTCCCCCACTTTACTATTTGATACACAAAAAACATTAAAATAAACTTATACATATATCCTTATATAATGGCAAAAAAAACTTTTCAAAAAGTTCTGCATTTCCATTTTCTTTTGGAGAGTTGATTGTATTTATTTAAACCAAAACATCTAATAGGATTACAATATGAGCAAATTATTTACCGAAAGAATTCCCTTTAAACCATTTGAATACCCAGACTACTATAATGAAGGTTGGTTGAAACAAATGCAAGCATTTTGGTTACATACCGAAATACCAATGCAAGGTGATGTAAAGGATTGGAATGAAAATTTAACAAAAGAAGAGAAGCACTTAGTAGGTAACATCCTATTGGGTTTTGCTCAAACCGAATGTGCAGTATCGGATTATTGGACTGGTATGGTTACCAAATGGTTTCCAAAGCATGAGATTAGACAAATGGCAATGGCATTTGGTTCTCAAGAAACAATA